AGACGACACAGCATATCAATTACTACCTGTAATCAATGTATCTGCCCCAGTCCTCAATCTTGTAGAATCAGGGGAGATACGAAGCAATAATGCAGGTATGATTGAAACTGACTTTGACCAGTTTAGATCAAGAAAAGGTGGATTTGTAACACTTGATTTTGAAGTTCCTGCAGAAAGAGCAGGACTTGTAAGATTATTGGCAAATGTATTACAAGACCATAGTGAATCAGGTGCAAATCCTTATGTTCACACTATTGAAGCATCATCAAGTGCAGCTTTATCAAGACCTGATTTTACAGGAAGTTCAACAGCAGGTATTCCAAGTATTTTTGATATTGGATTATATGGACCTGCATCAGGTGAAGATAAAATCATCACAAGTGCAGTATTACAATCATTGACAATGAACTTTGATATGACTGATGGTAGATTATTATTGAATGGTACTTTCTATTCAGGGTTTGCAAGTTCCACAGGATTTCTTGTAGGACAAACATTATCTGCTAATAGTGGAGAACCAACACTAATGAGTACATCACCAACACAAATTGAATCATATTTTGATACAAAGCAATTTGATGTCAATGGATCAGCAACTGATGCTATTGTTACAGCAGTATCATTTACTTTTGAAAACAATGTTGCAAGAGTAGGTAGAGATGCTAATGGTGATGCAGAAGCCTATGCTTTTGGTGTCCCATCAGTAAACATCACTGGTGAAATATCATTTATGTATGATGGAAACTACAATGATGGTGCTAACAATGTATTACAGGACTTCTTAGATGGAACTCCTGCTACATTAACCTTACAACAAGGTGATGGAACAGTATCAAGTGTAGGAGAAATGAATATTACAGCAGAAGTATATTCAACTGCTGTGAATTATGATCTTAATGCAGACACAGGTGCTATTATCACTATTCCATTTAAAGTAGTACAACCTACTGCAAGTGGTTCACCAAGTGGTACAGCATTCAAGTTTGAATTTTGCGATGCAGTAACTAATTCAAGTTGGTAAAGGAGTAAAACATGAAGGTAAAAATGTTCGATAAAGAGTGGGAAGTGAAGGATATTAACTACAAAGAAAGGCGAGAACTTTGGCATTTAAGTTTAAGTTCTTTTGCTGGAACTGAAGTAGTACACGATAAATACTTCAAAATGATTAATAAAGTAGAGGAAATATCAGGATTATCTGAAAAAGATTTTATTCATAACGATAAAAGTCTTTTAACGATGGCTGAAATTGACTTGCTTTTACAAGAAGTATTTGCTTCCTATATGGGTACTGAAAAAAAAGACTCATAGGACTTTGTAGTTATGTGTGGTTTTCTCAATTAGGGTTTCCACACATAACTTTAGAGTTTCCATACAAAAGGCAAAGTCCCTTGACAAAAAAAGTCAAGACTTACGAGAATTTAGAACAGGTATGGGAAGAAATAGAAATGTTAGTAGAGAAGTGGCAAGAGAGTCAATTTTCTCTTGGCAGAAATCTCTACTTTCACTTGCCTTTATTTATGAATCCAAGATGGATCATAGATGTTGAATATCAAATGATATTAAAGGAATATAACTGGATTAAGGATTTTAATATTCCACTTGCAAGTACATTAGATGAAGTAAATGCAAGTAAATTAGATGAATTTGATGTTATAAATAGTGAAATAAAATCAATTCAACTTTATATGGGCGAAAAAAATGGCAGATAAAAGAATAAGATTATTAGTAAAAGCAGAAGTATCTAAAGCTATAAGAGATTTAGATAGGTTAGAAAATCAGACTGATGACAATAAGCAGTCAGCAGATGAACTGACTTCTACATTTAAAACTTTATTTGGTGCAGCAGTATTAGGTGCAGGTGCAAGAAGTATTATACAAACTGCAAGTAATTTTGAGAGTTTAGAAACAAGTATTATTCAATTAAAAGGTAGTACAGAAGCAGGACAAAAAGCATTCCAAACATTTAGTAATATTGCAGCAACTACACCATTTAAATTACAAAATGTAGTAGAAGCAGGGGTTACTGTTGAAGCCTTTGGTGCAAATAGTGAAGATACATTAAAAGCAATTACAGACTTAGCAGCATATATGAGAGTAGATGTTGTTGATGCTGCTGGTGCATTTGGTCGTGCTTTTGCAGGTGGTGCTGGTGCAGCAGATGTGCTTCGTGATAGAGGTGTTTTAACACAAGTAAAATTAAAAACAGGTTTTGACGATCTTTCTAAAATGACTTTACCTCAATTTAGACAAGCATTGATTGATACATTAACAGATCCTGATGGGGCTATTGCTGGATCAACTGATGTTTTAGCAGCAACTTTTAGTGGTAAAGTATCTAATATGCAAGATGCTGTTGATTTATTACAAAATGCAATAGGTGTTAGACTTATAGGTGGATTAGGTGATATGGCTGTTGCAGTAGGAGATGCAGCAAGAAATGCAGCAGAATTTATTGATAGTCTTTCAGGAGAAAATATTAAAACAATACAAAAGAATATATCAATTATGGCTGGTATGGCAAGTGCCTATCTTTTATATACAAAAGGTGCTATGGCAGCGAGGGTAGCTACATTAGGTCTTGTAAGGGCAGCAAAATTCTTGTTAGTATTTGAAGCCATTGATTTAATTATAGTCAATATATCAAATAATTTTACATTTTTTAGAAAAAAAATAAAAGAAGCACAAGTAGCAATCTTAGAGTTTTTTCAAAATGATACTTTAACAGGTTTAGCAAATGCTATACAAGCAATTCCTGATGCTATAATTAATACTCAACCTGCACTTCGTGGGTTTAAAGAAATGATGAAAGGTATTGGGCTAACTGGAGAAGACAATACTGAAAAAATTGCAGAATTAAAAAAAGAAATAGCAGGAATGGGAGATGCTGTTTTTGAATTAGATTTAGGTAATTTACAAGCCATATTTGATATGTTGGAAGATTCTGATATAGATGCTTTAACACTACCTATTGAAGAGTTAGAATTAGCTATTCTTGAATTGTCAGGTGCTTTTACCGAAGCAGAATTAGCATCAAGTAGTTTCGCATCAGTAGGAATTGGAAATTTAGATGGTTTAATTGGAAAATATGCTGAGTTAGGTGAAAAAATAAAAGATACTAATAAAGGAACAAGTGATTCCAATAAAAAAACACTTGAAGAACAGCTAACAAATATGGCTGAACAAGGTAAGATAACAAAACAAAATGCAGTATCAACAATAAAAGCTAAATCTAAAGAATCCTCAGCATCCTATATTGCAAGTATATTTAAGGGTGTAGGATTTCCTGCGAATTTTATTTTAGCAGGATTAGCAAGTGCAGCTATTGATAAATTATTTGAGCCATTAATGAAATTTCAAACTGGTGGATCGTTTATAACAAACAAAAGAACAACCCTACCTATTGGAAATGGAATTGTAGTAGGTGATAATGCAAGTGGTATGGAACGAGTAGATATTACCCCATTACCAAGTCCTACAAGTAATGGAAATAACATCACAATAAACATATCTGCACCATTAGTAGATGAAACAGTAGTAGATCATATTATACCAGCTATAAGGAGAGCAGAAAAATTAAACTTATGAGTAATGTAACAAAATCAACAGCTTTTGCATACATACCAAAGAAACTATTTGGAATGAAAAAGAAAAGCATTAAATCTAAATTAAGGAAGAAAAATGCCATTGATAAAAGGTTATTCAGCAAAAAGTATTTCTAAGAATATTAGACAATTAATGAAAGAAAGCTATTCCAGACAACAGGCAACTGCAATAGCATTAGATATAGCAAAAACAACTAAGAAAAAAAGAAGGAGAAAGTAAAGTGGAACTTGGCAAAGGAACTAAATTTACATTCAGTATTGAAACACTTATCAGTATTAGTGTAACAATATTCATGGTAGTTGGGTTATGGTTTAATCTTCAAGCAGATATTGAAGAAGCAAAACAATTACCTGAACCACCAATAAGCAGAACAGAATACGATTTAAAAGACCAAATGATTCGTAACTCTATTTTAAATACTGAAGAAAAAGTAGAAAAATTAGAAGATAAAGTAGATGACATTAAAGAAGATACAAGAAGTATTAATGAAACCCTACTTAATATGAACAATAAATAGGATGGATTATGAAAAAATGGATAAGTATGTTGTTATTGTGGCTTGGACTATCTACATCATGGCTACAATCACAATCAGTATCTTTGGATAGTTTTCAATATATTCAATTAATGAAAAATGAATTTTGTGCAGTCATAGAAGTGAATGCTTCTTGGAATTGGCAAAACAAAATACCATTAGAAAAATTAGAAAAATGCTATACTGGATATGTAGATA